CGGGAATGCTGAAAGGGCCCATCGGAACAAGTTTGTCCATGAGGACTCTAAAGCGGTCCATGTTGTCGTACCGAGGTGGGCACTGGACATCGGGGCATGACTCAGTGCCTTGTTGGTCTGTAATACCAAAGATGGTATCAAAGGTGGGGAGTGCTGCGCCCGAAGGCTGTTTGTCGAAGACGACGACCATGCGGACGTACATGCCTGTACTAATGCCAGTGGCGAAGGTGGGGGTGACTATAAAGTCGATGAAGCCCTGCAGGCGAAGAGACTTCATGTGGATCTTCCGACCTACACGGTTCCATGAACCTGAGCCGGTGGTGACGGCATTCAGGAGTGTAACGTTGCCGTTAGTGTTTGTTGTCGAGATGACACTCGTCTGAGAGTAGTCGACGTCGACTCCTTTTTTGGTAAGGATTTGTGCCTGGAGGGCACGGATACTGCTGGAGCGGTAACTGGCTTTAGACAGCCTTTTGGCTGTGTAGGTTGCCCTACGTTGTTTGTTGGCTGCTTTTTTGACCATCTGGGAGCGTTTCCCAACCGCTGAGCGATAGCTGTACCCGCCGGGTGCCATTTTTTTGTGAAAAAATTTAATTTCCTATTTGGGTGGGTTCGCGATGTGCGTTCCGAAAGGCGTTTCGTTCCGCAGTTATTCTTTCTAAGAATGAGTACTGAAGATAACCTCTCTCAGCCTCAGTCATCTGAGCCGTTGGAGGAGGATTCTCAAGAATCTCAGGATGCATCAGAGCCTCTTGAACACTCAGAGGATTCGCAAAGTCACAGTTCCATGGAAGGTTTCCCTTCCTAATGATGTAGCCTCTTTGGGTGAATTCGATGATGTTGGTCAACCGCCTGTTGAACGATTCCCGTCTATTCACGTCCGCAAGAACTTTTGGGTACCATATACCGGGCCGGTTATTAGAGGTGAACACTATGTGACGCACCAGGAGTTGACGGAAACCGCCTTTGGTATGGACCTCCATGGGGTAGCGATCGCAAGCCTGAAGGAAGGTAGTGTACTTCCAATTGCCGTAGAAGTCGTCCACCACCAAAGTCTCGTGGAGTTCGGGACGATAGTCCCCAAAGAAGTCCGAAGAGGTCTTCGCTCCGAAAGAAGCCAGCTTGTAAGGCGAAGGGCCCAGCATGGCGTAACGAGTTTTACCAGAACCTGGGACGCCGTAAGCAACTGTCACGACAGTCTGCCAATCTCGAACCGGAGAGTAAAAGTTAGCCAGCTTCTCCATGCCCAAGTGCATGCCCATGTATTCTTTGGGGTAGGCGACTATGGCCGCCGTGAGTCCTTTCGCCTTAAGGACTTGAACGATTCCTTCTGACGTTATGCCTCCTTGACTTGAGAGGTGCCCGTCCTCAAAGATTAATTGCGGGTAGACGCGGGGGACGCCTTCACAGTGCTTACAAGCACAATCGGCAACCGGTTTCTTACAATAATGCGCTGCCTGTACTGCCGTACCACGGCGTGGTTCCCAGTGGGCAGTCTTGTGCATCTTTTTGCAAGCAGATAAACGTTGCCCCGATTGAAACTGCACAAAGCCTTGCAGATGTGGGGTTCCATTGTCTCCAACCTCCAGCTGAAAAACAAGGTAGTTGTAAAGGAACTTCTTACAACGTTCCCTATCTCGCGTTCGCGGATTATTAATTGTAAAACACCAATCTTTGCAGCTCGGTGTTTGTCTTGGCATCTCATCAAAAAGTGATGAGCTGTAAGGGGGTAGGTAATACTGGCCTACCCCCTTACAGCCATGCGCGAACGTGTAGTAAACTCGTTTCGAACGTTTAGTAAACTCGTTTCGAATGCGGCGCTAGCGTGCCCGAAGGGTCGCTTCGCACCTACGGCGCTTGCTCCTATGTTTGGGCTGGTTGTGTGCCTCCGGGCTCTGCGCTCTCTGCGATCCCGCCCTCCGGCTTTAGATTAGGGCAGAAATAAGTCGCTGCCGCTTAGTAACTTCTTTGTCCTAATCAACGCTCCGCTGCGCTCCGCTTCTAAGTGTTGGTGGCATGAGAACCTAAACTCTGTACAGTGACGCCGTACGCTCGTGTGATGCTCGCTTATCGGAAGCTCCGCTGCCGCTCCGCAACCTCTAAGCTGCGCAGTGGTTGAAATCGGACTTTAATTAATTAGTCCGTGTAGCGGAGGCGAGCCACGCCGTCTACGTTACCACGCATATTGGCTGCATCACCGACAGTGCGGCAGATGAGCAGGAGTGAACCCGACGAAATGTCTGCAATGGTGCAGGGGTTGCTTTGGTTTGAATAAACCGTCTCAAGTGCTCCAAGTTTGAGAAACCAATCGTATGGGATACGACTGATGTTGCTGGGGCCTGAGCCGAAGGCGGGAATGCTGAAAGGGCCCATCGGAACAAGTTTGTCCATGAGGACTCTAAAGCGGTCCATGTTGTCGTACCGAGGTGGGCACTGGACATCGGGGCATGACTCAGTGCCTTGTTGGTCTGT